GCTCCCCCAGGGCTAGGGCTACTAAACCCCAGGGGATTACTACAGGCCTAACTTATTAGGTTAGGTTAAAGCGTCTTACTCCACCAGCTACTAATACCTTAGTTGCTAGGTAGCCGTAAATCATTGTCTCAATTTCACCAGATGTAACTACGTTAGTGCTTAGTCGTAGGATAGGTGATTCGTAAACTACTACTGATGAAGGCACGATAATAAATGCTGACTCGTCAATAGTTGTGCTTACTACGTTTGCATCTACATAGAAATCTAGACCAAGTACGTTGCCACGTAGTGAACGTGGATTAACTTGTCCAGCTGCGTTCATTGGTTGAATTGCATTGTAAATAGGGCGATCAGAACTGTCTTTAGCACCTAACAATAAAGACCATTGTGATGTTCCACCGACATAAGCTGTTGGTAATTCACCTGTTGCCAAATACGCTGCTGGTACTTCTGTGGACACGTATGAAATAATGCCGTTAGAAGAAGCTGCTACTGCTGTAGCTTGTGTGCCAGATGCTGTTAATTCAGCAATTACGGCTGCATCTGTTGCCTTGTTGTATGCACGTGTCATGTTTTCTAACATGGCTTGGAAGAATGCTGGAGATGAACGCTCTAATAACTCTATTGAGTAGCGTTGCATGCCTGCAAACTTATTAACAGTTGCATTTACGTATGCAGAAACAATACCTGTCTCAGATGGTGCAGCACCTTCATTAGTGTCTGCAACAGTTCCAGAAGTTGTAATTTTTGGATGTGAGATAGTCATACCTGATGCTGGAATTGCACGTACACCGATTGCATCAATAGCTGGTCGTGATCCGATCAGTGTATCAATTACTGTAGGTGAAAAGATGGTTGGAGAAAATGCAGGATTTGTACTGAAGTCTGCATCTGCAGCTGTAAGCATTTTTGCAGCTTTTGCCTCTGCATGTAATACCCAATCATTAGAATCTTGGTTGCCTAACTTTGCTTTAATTGAATGCTCTAGGTACTGAGCTTGTGTTTTAATGGGTGAGCGTGGCTCTGTGTAAAAGGATGCACTAATCGTAGGGCGTGCGGCTTCTACTGGAACTGTCTCGACCACTGGTGTTGCTGTTGGCTCGGTGGTGTTGTCCACTTGTGCCTCGCTTTCCGTAGTTGGTTGATTTGTTGCATCCGCTTCGCCTTCGCTAGCGGCAACTTTAGTTACTTGTGCTTCTGTAAATGCTGGTGACTCAACAAGGCTAACCTCTTTTAATTGTGCCTTAGTTACATAGATGTAATCTTTTTTCTGTTGTGACTTAATTACTTCTACACCGACAGACATACCTGAGATCAAATCTTCTGCTGCTAGGACTAACGCATCTGAGCCTTGCATACTGGCGCTGATCTTAAAGCTAGCGTAAATGCCATCTTCTGCTTTGTTGAACTTCTGCATGCGGCCTATTGGCTTATCTGCTTTGTGTTGCATAAGCATCTTGATCTTGCCTGGGTCGCCAATATCTATAGAATCCTTAGCAAACATAACAGGGCCTGCGCTGGTGTTGCCTACACTTTCATACGGCACAATTTTGCCAGCAATTATTCTGCGCTCTGTATCTGCGCTCTCTACAGCACTACTAAATGTAAGAATCAATTTGAATCCGCCCATGTTAAGACTGCAAAAGTAAATGATGGGGTAGTGCCACCGATTGTGCCGACTACTCTTAACTGATCGGTAAATGCAGTAGTTAATCTAATTACTTCTCGTGTAACGCCTGTTGCTTGTGTAAATGTAGCAATAGTATTCCAGTTTGTGCCATCTACTGTGTCCTGCACTACCACGTCTAAGGTAGGTGATGTGCCGCTAGCTGCGCTTACGTTTAACTGCATTACTAATTGTTTTGCTGCAGCTAATCCAGTAACCGCTGAGCCAGTAACTGTAGCTGTGCGAGCAGCAGAAGCTAATAACGTTACTGTGCTTGCAGGTATGTTAGCTTGTTGTATATCACTCATGCATTTTCTCCTTTAGTGCTGTTTATGTACTCAGCGTTGTTATTCTCATTACCCTCTGGGGTCATGTTTTCCATTTCTTTGGCTTCCTCTACGGTTATTAAACCTAGAGATAACATTTTTTCTAACGCTTCTAGTCGCTTCATTGTGTCGGCACGTAAGAATGACTCTTCTATTGCAAATTTTACAAAATGTCCTCTAGCCGTCACGTCATCCATACTGAGTCTGTCCTCAATCGCACAAATGTAAGGCTGTAGTGAATAAGCTACAAACTCTTTACGGCCTTCTAAAATATTTTGATAAGTCATGCTGCTACCAGTGCCCATATCAGCACTTACCATATTTGCAGGCACGTTCATCGCTCTGCAAATTTGCGTCACGAGGAACTGAATTGATTCGTTGTAGGTCATATCTTTAGGTGAGAATCCAACTGGCTCATAAGATAATGTGCTAGTCAAGTATGCTGTGCTTCTATTTTGACGTGCAGACTTCCATGCAGCTAATAATCCTTGTACTTGTGATTCTGGCATATCTGCGCCAGTGTTTTTTAAGAATCCTGTAGCCATAGGTGTTGCACTAGATATAGCTGCTGCTTTTTCTAAATCTAATGCCGCTTGTATTGTGCGGCCACTAGTTTGCAAAATACCTTGTGTGAGACCCTGGAATGTTACAAGTGATCCAACACCGACCATAGGTACTTTTGCTTGATCGACCATGTAATACAAAATCTCTGTACCTAGTGCATTAGTTTGTGCAGTTACTCTAGTGTTTGCTACCCACTCAAATCTTGCTGGGCGCATGTCATCTGCATATAATTCTGTAATGCGCCAGAATGCTTGGCCATAGAATATAAGCGAATCTACTGTGGCACTTATTGTCACAGATCGTGGCTGTCTAATATCTGGTTGCTCAATCCATAATGGCGATGCTAATTCTTTGCCAGTAGATTTTTTGTAAAGTTTCAGCGGTAAATATCCGACTACGCCTTTTATTAAGTTGGCGCATCTGTTAACCGCTGGTACTTGGACAGCTAATGCACGATCTATAGGGCCATAACCAAACGGTGTACCTATGCTGTTAAATCCATAAGAATCTAACATAACGGCAGGGGCGTATTGTGCTTCGACAGTTTTATTAGTTTTGGTTATACCCAAAGCAGACAATAGACCCATATCACCATAATATACCACGAAACGGACAAATGGTACTAATTAAACAAATATGGCAGCGGTGCGTTGCGGTTTAGTCAATTCGCTAACTACCATAGCTAGGGATATTGCAGCTGTAACATCTCCGGCTGATTTTCTACGGATAATTCGCCAGCCTGCATCGTTAGTCTTAGCAGCACAATTATTTAAGTGCTGTACTAGCTCGGCCTGACCAGAATGCACCAGTCTGTTATTAGCCATGGCATCAGATAGATCGCTGCATGCCTGGTAGAAGGCTTGGCCGCTGACATCCTGCATCTTCCATCCGCTTTGCTCTAGGCGAGTGCTAAGTGTCTGCGTTGCGTACTTGTCAAAGCAGATAATAGTCGGATGGTATTTTCTAGCCCACTCATTTATATCACTTGCCATCTTAATCTCATCAATAGCCACATCACTAGACCATAGCTGTGCTAGACCTACTGCTATCTTGCCGTCTTTGACTTGACCCATAACTAATGCACCCGATCTGCGTGTAGGTGCTATGTCAAATGCCATGATTGTCTGTGGGCCTACAGGTATCTCTAAGGTATTGTCAGAGCAAGCCTCTATACTGCCATAGACCCAGGGGCTTACTGCGCTATCTATCCACTGGCATAACATCTCGGTACGTGTAGCTTCTATGCTGTTTGTGTTTACAGATTCTTCTAGTGTCTGCTCGGTGATCAAATGACCTAATGCTGGGTTAGCCATAGCCCATGCTTTACGATCTGTAATTTTGCAGTGTTGCGGTGCGCTGTACTCGTAGTAACCCATATTCTCTGGCGGATAAGACTTGCAGCGCTCTACTAACTCATTAAGTACGCTGCTAAATCCATCACCTGCGTTACTTGTAATAAATGTCATGGCGTTGGGCCTTGCACGTGTTACCGGTAATGCAGCTGTAAAGGCTTCGGGTGTCCATTCTCGTAACTCATCAAGATATAGGAAGTCTGCAGTCTTGCCACGTGGTGCATCTCGTGTAGCTGCTGCTATCTCATAGCGAGCGCCATTCTTTAGGCTAATAGATTCTTGACCGTTAGCAAGTCGTATCTGTCTTACTTGTTTTTTTAATACTTCGTTATCTTCTATTGTGTATGCAACTTGCCTAAATGTATCTAATGCCATATTGCGGTTAGATGACATGCCTAATACGTTCTTGCTATCCCATAGAAACAAATGCGCCAGGATCAACATACGTGCAAGGTGAGTTTTTCCGTTTTGTCTAGCTACGAGCACTAGGGCTGTTTTCTTGCGCCAATTATTTGCATCATCTACAGCTAGTAAGTCATCTAGTACCCAGCGCTGCCAGGGAATAAGCGGCAAGCCTATTTGTACTGCTAAATCTGCTACCTCTTGTGCCTTAGTATTACCAGTGAGTAAAGGTGTATGTATTCTTGGTGTGGTGCTACCAATTAGCCCGACCCCTCGTTTGATCGGGATTACTTGCGCATCATTCTGCATTGATTAGATCGTGTCTGGCTTGCTAAAAGGTGAGTCTGG